AGCATCCATCACCGCCACAAACCAACCCAATGGGTGGATTTCCATCGCTGCAATCCCCGTCGCAACCGAGTGAACAGAATGCAAACTTGATCTCCGTTCCCTCTACGAGCTGAGCGTATTGACCGTTGGCCGAGTTGATGCCACCCTGAGCGTAGGCGAAATGCAAATTCCCGTCGATGTCCGCTGGCGCGGCCCCTTGCGGAAGGAAAATGGCCTCGATACCAGCTTCTGCGGCGGGCGTCGAACCGTTGGACAGGTAGTAATTATTTCCGTATACGCAATTTCCCCAAGCGTCGTTGTGTGTGACAAACGTGGCCCAGTCGTCGAAGATCCAGTCCTCAGTCTCCTCCACCCACACCCCCCCCGACCACCGCATGATGCTCATCGCACCGGGGTAGAGGTAATAATAGAAAGCCGTGTCCCCAAGATTTCGAGAGTGGTCGCATGAATACCCGCACGCGCCACCACGGTAGCGCCAAAGATAGACACCCGTTTTTCCGAGTGGGATTGTGTAGTCAACCTCATGCGCGGCATCTATGGCATCGGTGGGGACTGCGATTACAAGGGTTCTTACAGCAACCTCAATCGGTGGCGCCCCGTCCTCACCCAACTTGATGAAGAAGTGCCCTGGGGGAGTGCTCTTGTCAACGTCATCCCCGCAGTTGACGTTACAGTTGTCCAGATACAGCGTAAAAGATGAGGTCAACTCGCAGGGATCTCCCTCAACCGGGGTGTATCTGATGCTGATGAGGTATGTTCCTTGATCGGCAGACGTAAGATCATTGATGACGAAAGTTGACGGCCCCGTTCCAGATGACTTAGTTTCTTGTTGAACGATGGTATCTGGCGTCCCCGTTTTGACCCACGTATAGACGAGGTCCCCCTCCGCGGGCGCGAGGGTAGCTTCAGCCACAAGTGTAAGCGTGTCGCCACAGTTGAGGGTATCATTGCCACCCGGATCAGACAGCCATGTCGGGCACGTCACCGTCGAGGGGCAGATTGGATCAGAAATCTCGGACTCACCCTCGGGGGTAATCGTAGTAATGACATAACATTTAGTTGGGTCTGGCGGGGTGTATTCGGGTTCTTCAATACACTCGGTGACAAGGACCCACGGTCCCGAGTCATCGTTTGCCTGATATACCGAATAGCAAAGCGCGCCGGGAATCGCGGTCCAACGGAAATGAACTCCGCCAGATACAACAAGCTCCAGCCCCTGCGTTTGAAACGGTGTGAAAGTCTCAAGGATGATCGTCGGCTCGCCGGTTGAGGAGAACAGGGCCTCGCAGATGGGCGGGCTGATGTAGTCGAACTTCATCCGCCGCATGAACAGATACTCAAACGGTCTCATCGAAGCCCTTTCCGTAGCTGAGAATTGTCGGCTGCTGCCCTTGCACGTCGCGGTCGGCCTGCTTGGTGGCGATGACCTGCGCGACGCGGTCCGCGGCGGACTGGGACACGATGCTCTCGGCGTGACCCACGGCGACGGACGAAAACACTCCGTCGTCCGAGGTCACGCTCGCCGTCTGGTTGCTCTCGAACCAGCGGATCGCGCGGCCGGACAGTGCGGCGTCGGCTTCGGCCAGCGTGTCTGTCTTGGCCCCGGCTCCGTCGAAGCGCAGCGCCCGCTCGCCGGCCTCATCGGTGCAGGCAGTGCCCTCACCATCCGGGTCATCGGCCTCCGGGGTGGCCGAGACTCGCAACCAGCACAGGGTAGCCGGACCGTGTCCAGCCACCATGAGTTGAAAGCAGTCGTCAGTGTCTTCGAGCTTGTCCCGCTCGACCGGGCACGACCCCGTGTCGTCATCCGGGTCTTGCCCACGAATGTCCTCCGTCCGCTCCTTGCGGATCTGGGGCTTGTAGGCGAAGACCTCCGTCTGGTCGCTGTATTCCTGGCCCTGGCGGAAGCACCCGCGCGCCACCTTCAGACGGCGCTGCAAAATCGGCTTGTAGGCCCCGCGCATCCCGCCCGCGTAGAAGACTGCCAGGTCAAGGTCCTCCTCGATGCCGGCCAGCTTCACGTCGGCGTAGCAGAACTTGCAGTCCTGCCCAAGGCGCTTCATCGACTCGTTTGTCTGCCCAAAGTAGCCGCGGCTCTCGAAACACCACGCGATGGGGCACCCGTTGTCCAGGCGCTCTTCGAGGAAGCACTCCCAGAGGCGATTTTCGCCGTCCTCGTCCGCGCTGACGTGGTAGATCCGCTCCGATGTTGCCATCGTCCCATAAATCCACTCCACCGGGCGCGTCCCGAGCCAGTAGCCGGACCACGACGGCCCAGACTCGTCGTTAAGACTCTCGTAACTAGCGTTATTAAGGACCCAGGTGTGCTTGTTGTAGAGGTCGTGCGCGGGCACGCTCATCAAGACGTATTTCTGGAAGGCGGCGCCGGCCACGAGGGAAATGTCCTCGTGCAGCTCCATCTTCGAGACGTGCAGCTCGCTGTCGCGGATCGGAACGCGGGCGGTATGCTTGGTATTGACGGCCGTGTCGAGCGTCACGACGCCCTGCTGGGTCATCCAGGTCAGGCTGCCAACGTGCTCGACGACGCTGCGCTGAGAAGGGCACCCAATGGCGAAAACCTCCTGCTGGAACCCCGTAACATTCGGCCACGAGTCGCGGTCCCGGATGTTCGCCTGGATGAGCGTGCAGTTGGACTCAGTGAAGACCAAGAGCTGCCGCACGTCCAAACTGGGAGTCAGCGCCATCGCCGTCACCTCGCTCGGGAACGAGAATGCCCCGACGCCACCGAGATAGATGATCTCGCGGAACGAGAGCGGATTTGCAATGTCGCTGGCGAAGACGTTGGACCCGTCGGCGACCCAGAGGCGATCTCCGACCCACTTCATCACGCCACCGATAGGGGTCTGGAAGGGGTGATCTCGGAGGTGCCCGGAATTCGACCCGTCATACCACCCAGGGGCGGTAAATCCGCCGTCCTGGATAATCAGCGTTGCGCGGGGGTCGATGATCTCAATGGCGCTCTCCAGCGTGTCGTCGAGCCGTCGCGCGGACTGCTCGGTCATGCTCCAGAAAATCTGCTTCGCGGACGGGGAAAAGTGCAGGTTGTCGATGAGCCTCCAGCTCGTGAAGGGCCACACCGAGGCATAGACGTGCCCCTCGATGACGACGAGCATCTCTTCCAGCCCAACCTTGGGCCGGAACAGCGCGCCGCCCTGGAGATGCCCCTGCGGCAGCTTGACGACGCAACGGAAGCCGGGGCGACAAGAGAGCACCCCACCAACGTTGAGCATGTTCACAGACATCCAGTAATACCCGCGGGGGAGCATCGCCGGCTCGCCGTCGCTCTTGCTGCCCTTGATGAACAGGGCATCGAAGTCCTCGATGCGTTCCATTATCGGATCTGTTCGTAGTCAGATTTGTCCCGCGGCTGGTTCAAATCCATGACCTGCATCGGGAAATACGTCGGGGCCTCAACCGCGTTTTGCGCTTCCTGTTCGAGCCGCTTCGCGTCCGCCTCGAAGGCGTGTGCGTTGGCAAAGTCAACCTCTTCGTAGCCTTTCAGAGCGCGCATGGCAAGGAGAAACGCGCGACGGCTCAGCAGCGGGAGGTGGTCGTAGAGGGAGTCGATCCGCGGGTGCGACTTGCGGTAGGCCACGCGGACCCAGTTGCACCGCTTGCCGAGCTTGATCCGGCGATACTGTGGGAGCCGCTCGTCGGGCTCATAGACGCCCAGGAGGACCCCGGTGTTGCCGGAGTTGTCGATGGTGGACAGACGGCACATACCGACCATGTCCTCTTTCTCAATCGCCGTGATACGGCCCACCTCGGGGGCATCCGCGTCGGGGATCGCGTAACCGTAGATGGTCGGGACCAGCAGTCCGCGCCGCTGCTCTCCGCCGACGTTGTGCCACAGCGGGTGGCCGTTCTTGTCGAATCCGTGAACCACAAAAGACTTGTTGTTGTCGAGGTCCGTTTCGGTGTAGGCCACGAGCTTGGCGGGCGTGATGAGATCCCGATACGTGGCATGCCACTTACCCTGATCCTGCCATGTCCACTGGCACGGGGAACAGTCGCCAGGTCCGTTCAGGTGGAAGTTGAAAAGCTGGTGCAGGCCAAGCGTGGGCTTGCCCCCGATGTTCACCCCGAGGACAGTGTCCACCTCGCGGGGTAGCGTCACGCAAGTCTGGCAGTCGGTGCAGAGGTCCACCCACCCCTTGTAGCCTTCGAGTTCCGCCGCATTTGCGATAAGCTGCACCGCGTCGCAGATCCAGCGGTAGAGCTTCACGTCGGAGCAGTTGCCCACGATCTTCTTGGCCTCGTCATAAATTTCTTCAACTTGGATCATGGCTTATTCCTCTTCCTCCTCGCTGTCCATCTTGCGCCGCGCGAGTTTGTCCAGGGCGTCCTCGGTGTCCTTGGCATAGCTCCGGGGGTTGTCAGAGCTTCCAGACGTATCTTCCTTGACCTTGTCGATTGACAGCACCTCAACGTCGCACCGGTAGTGCTCTTTGTCGCCGCGGGTCTCCTCGGTCTCGCTGACCACTCGAAAACGGATGACGGCGGTGCCGGACTTCGGGAGGTCCAGGGACTCGCCCCCCTCGATGTGGAGGGTGGGATAACTCATTGATGGTTCCTGGCTCATCTGCACGGGAGAGCAACACGTCCCTCCGCACTTAAATCCTAGGTTGACTTCACTCATAGCGGTTACGGGGTAGAACTGAGTTTCACGCAGTTGAGGCATACCTTAGTCTTGTCAACGACCGCCTGGCCGGTGCCGAGGTCGCAGGACGCTCGCAACTTGATGTAGGGTGTGCCCGTGGCGTAGAAAATTGCGCTGGCTGAGGGGGTCTGGTCTGTGGTGTTTACCCCGAGACTGGCCGAGGCCCTTGATCCGGGAACAACTACTCCAGACTGCACTTTCAACTCGGTCTCAATCACCGGGGTCCCCGTTCCGACGTTGCTCACCACGCAGGAGTAACTGAGCAGGTAGGTCCCAGCCGACAGCAACTGGACGGCCACCTCGGCAGCTCCTCCGCCGACGAAGTCCACCTCAGTCATAGCCCCGGGGATGTCGAAGTCAGCACCTCCTCCAGAAAAGTCATTCTCGGTGACTTGGTTGTGCGTGATCGTGTAGGCCACGCCGGCCGTTCCCTGCGGGCCTTGGATGCCCTGGGCACCCGTGGGTCCGACAACCGTAGCCCCGGGATAACCCGATGGGACCACGAGCTTGCCGGAGGCAACCCACGCACCGACGGCCGTGCCGCCGGAGGCCCGCACCAGCGTCACGTTCAGTGCGCCGGAGTTATTGACGTTCGTCACGAGATACCAGCCGCTCTCGGCCACGAACACATACATGCCCTCCAGGATGGCCGGGTTGTAGTTCGTGATGATCTGGATGTTCGGGGAGGAGATGTCCGGCTGGTTGAACCCGCCGAGCAGCACCGTGTAGGCGTTGCGGCCTGGCGCACCGTCGTCGCCCTCGTCGCCGGCCGGGCCGGTAAGGCCCACGATGCCGTCGGTGAACAGGCGGAGAAAATAGCACGCGAGCCCCTCACCCTCCGCGCGGGGGTTGTTCGGCAGCCCGATGTCGAGGTTGCACGGGAGACTCCACACCACCTCGCCATCCACCTCGGTCTTGATGACCGTGCCGAAGAATTCGTCGGTGAAGTTCTGGATCTGCGACGGCAGCGACTCGCACGCGGCGGTGTTTGTGGTCGTGACCCGGCACGGGTTGACACAGACATTGTTGACACAGCAGGACATTACTTGGGTTCCTTGGGAGTGATAGCTTTCACGAGTTCCTGCACTTCACTCGACTGTGCGCGCTCGTGTTCCACCCGGAACAGATCTTTGATCTTGGCCTGGAGCGCCGGGTCCTGGACTTCCCGCTCCACGGCCTGCTTGAACTTCTCGCCGCCCTTGGCAATCTCTCCGACGGCTTTCTTCAGAAAATTGGCCCCCATCTGCACAGCGTTGACTCCGAGCTGCACGGGAGGGTTGCTCATCGCATACATCTTCACGAACGACCACGCCACACCGAGGACGATCAGCCCCACAAATCCGACCACGAGAAAGCCACCGAGCCAAAGGAAGTAGGGAACTTTGAGCCACCCGGTATCTTCAATTTTCTTGCCGGCGTTCTTGTCGTTGTCCGCCTTGAAATCGTCGAGTCGCGCGTTGAGCTTGGCGACAGCCGACCGCAGGTCGTTGGCGACTTTGTGGGGGTCTTCATTCGGTTGGATCGGGTTCTTGGGAGGGCCGACAGACTTGGCGACGGCGTCGGTGAGGTCGGCCGTGGCGCGAGCGGGCTCGGTGACGCACACGGGGGCATCAACTCCGATGGCGGCGTCGAGGGTTTTCTGGGCCTGCTCTTCCGCCATTGCGGCGGCGCGGCGCTGCTTCTCAAGCTCCGCCGAGGAAGCGACGGGGACCTTCTCGACCTTGTCCTGGCCGAGTTCAACTCTCTTCGGGATCAGTGTTCCGCACCCCGTTAGAGTCAGGGCCAGCAGTAGCGTCAGCAGCTTTTTCATGTTTCCACTTATGCCAGCCACGAATTGTTTTGACCACGAAGTAGGCGGCGGTGGCGAGCGCGACTACGGCTTGACTGACATCGAGCATGACATGGAAGAAACCAGAGAGCCCGACGAAAAAGGACGCAACTTTGTCGAGGGAAAGATTGAACATGGCGAGCATGCCGACTGCGACTCCCTCTCGGTCGAATAGAATTCTAAGCATGCTCTGTTGGTGTTACGGTTTACTTAGGCGGGGCCGGTTTTGAGGCCGACCCCGCCCGTGCTCACCTACCCGACCAAACTCATCGGCCTTCCTGCTCGTGCGAAGGATTCACGCCAGTATCCACGCACTGCGGCTTGCAGCCACCTTCGCTGGAGAGATAGGTATTCGACCCGGCGGTGTCGATCACTCGGCACAGCTCAAGGGAATCACCCACTTCGCATTGGAACTCGGCGTAATCGTCGCAGCCCGTGTAGTGCGCCTCTGAATCGCTCACGCAATCCACGAGACCCAGGTCAGCCTTGCAACGCTTATACAGCAACGGAACAATGTGCTGCGGGCGGAGGGGCTTGTAGGCCCGACTGATCTGATACCGGTGCCATCCGTAGTCACCCCACTGATTGCACTGGTTGTCGATGACATAGTGCCATTCCAACTCGCCCATGTGCAGTTGCGGAGCGAACTTGAACGAGCCCTCGCCCACGTATTTCTCGGGGACAAGGCGCTCGAAGGTTCCGTCGGCAACCAGGAAGCCGACTTCGTAGTCCGCGTTCAGCCAAGCCGGGTTCGGCTTCGCATACGCGGTGTTGCGGACCAGGTCGTGAACGATCGTGACCGGATCGACGAGGGCCAGGGTGCCGTCCATGTTGAAACCCGTCGCGCGCAGGGGCCGCTGATCGACACCGAAAGCGATGCCGCGGTAAGCGGGGCTCTGCTCGAACGAGTAGGCCGTGAGGATCGTCTTCCCCATGTCGTAGCCACCAGTCGTCAGCGAGACCGCCACGTTCTGGATGCCCACTTCATTGCGGAAGTATTCCACCTGATCGCTGCCGCCGATGAAGCGGAAGTGCGGCATGCCCTTATCTTGGGAATACCACTCAGCAAACAGCACCTCCTTCATGTAGCGGGAGATGTAGTGCAATGCCTTGAAGGTCATCGGACCCGTCGGGGTTTGCCCGAAGAACAGCACACCGAGGTCGGTTTCCCAACCGCCAGTGAACAGCGAGTCGAAGTCCCAGTTCGCGTTTGCCACGAACTTCGAGGCCGAGCGCAGGTAGAGCTGCGCGCGCACGTCCGCGTTGATATACTGAGTGACCAGCTTCTTCAGCGAGTCTTCAGCCAGGGTGTAGCTGCCCTTGAAGGCGGCGTAACCTTTCTTCACGCAGATGGACGGCCCACGACCACGGAACGACTCCAGCCGAGTTGCGAACTCGATGGTAGCGGTGAGGTCCTGATGACCCGCAGTCCCGCACAGATCGGTGTCGCAGGTAAACACAGGAAGCGCGAGTGAATCACCCGGCGCGGCCTGCATCTGAACCACGGAACGGATTTCGTCAGAAACGCCAGAGGGGAACGTCCCACCCCCAATGACATTCATAAAGGGCGCATTGGCGGCGAGAGTCTTGGCAATCGCTCCAACAATGCGGCCTACGTCTTTGCTAGCGATGTCCGAGATTTCACTCGGATCGTCACAGAAAAAGTCAGCCATAAAAAGCTCCAAACTTGAGGCAATACCGGGCCTCAGAATTTCCGGTTGCGGCAGTTGCCCGCCGCGGGGCTTTTCTGTGACCGGCAGAGGTAGGTCGTCCGCGAGGAGCCACTCCGCGGAGTTTGTGAGGCTCCACCTTTATGTCACCGACTTTTGGAAAATGTCAACGTAAAAGTAGCCGTTTAGCGACATGTCGGTGGAGGGAATCGTCCTTGATGCCATGAATCCAGACTGCGTCCGACCGGATTTCGTTCGCAAACCACTCGTCCGTCATGGTTTCCGAGCCCCAATAGCTGCGGATCTCGGGGATGTCCGCCTGCCCCCACTGCTCGAACCGCGGGGCCAGGTAATAGTCCCAGCCGGCGGCGCAGTTCACCGTGCTGATGTCCCTGGTCAGCCACTTCAGGAAACCGGGGTGGCAGGAAAACATGGCGTTGCCATTGATGTGGGGCCGGGGGTGGTCCTTGATGTAGTGCCCGGCGACGAAGCACGGCTGGACCGCATCCCACCGCTTCTCCAGGCGGGAGATCCAGTCTGGGACCAGCGGGGCGCCGTCCCCCTCGAACGTAAACACCGCCTTGTAGGGCGTGCCCCAGTCGGGTTTTGACAGGCTGTGGTAGAGCCACTCCATCGTCCCTAGCCAAAGATCGTTGCACCCGTAGGGCCATCCCGTGCCGCGGCGCCGACACTGGTAAACGTGCAGATTGAACTTCCGAGAGAGCAGCGGCCGGATCGCCGTGTCGAACTGGCAGTCGAACCGATGGATCAGCAGCAGGTCCGCCCGCTCGCAATGCGCCGGCTGAATGTCGGCCAGGAGCTTCGCCAAGCGGTATGCCATCTGGGAGTCGCCGTGCCAGAACTGAAGTGCCAGCAGGATCTTGTCTTTCGGGGTTGGGACCCTGAAGACGGGGGTGTAGCTTTGGCTAAACGGATTTCGGGCTCTTCCGCTGCTCATGGTCGTTTAAAGGTGTTCTTGGGACCGTAAACGCACTGCCCAATGTGGCCGCAGACGAGCCCCATGTCCACGTAGGGCTGGTGCCCGGCCTCCCGGGCGCGCATGCAGAACTGAACGTCTTCACCCATGCCAAGAGATGACTTGTGCCGGCCCTCCGAGGCCGCGGTTTCGAGGATGGAAAAGACTTCGTGGGCGGAGTTGGCGGTGCAGCCGTTCGTGTTTAGCACGGCCCTGGCTTTGTCAACCATGTCCATGACGTTGTGCTCCGAGGTAGAGAACCAGTTTCCGCCCGTCCCATCTGGGCGCCGGGCGAGGCGGGGGAACCGCTTCTCGATGTCGAGGTAAACTGACCGGTGGACCAGTAGGCATCCCGTGGCCACCCAGTTGGTTGGCTTGATGAGGTCGTAGGGGGCCTTCCTGGAATACTCCGCCTCCGTCGGGTTGTTGATTCCCTCGTTGTAGAGCGGTGGACCGTATTTGTGCCGGCCGAAGTAGAGCGCGCCAACCAACTTCTTGCCGTGTGACAACAGCCGATCCATCGCGTTCAAGCTGGCAAACTTCTCCGGCAGCGGATGGTGGCTGTGGGCATTGAACCACGACGCGTTGCCAAACGGAACGAGCATGTCGTCGTCGATGGTCAGTTGCCACTCCGCATTGCTCTTCAGGAAGATGTCGGCGCATTTGTTACGGGCGTGGGAGACGAACGCGTCCCCGAAGTTCAGCAGGAGCGACGTTCGGCGCCGATCCACAAGCCCCATGAGACAGAACGCCGTCATAGGGTTGGTGTGCTTCATCCAGGGCATCGTCAGCATCACCTTCGAGAGCTGCGTGTTGATGACGCGGGGGAACTCGACGCCCGGGCCGGCGATGACCTCCCCCTTCTGATCGCTCCCACCGATCTCTTCGATCTCGAAGCTCATCGGTCAACGCGGGCAGTATCCCGCTTGGCCGCGATTTCACGAGCGAGTCTGTCGATGGCGTCACCAGGCCGCTCGGTGAACACCTTGGCGTCATCCTTGAATTCAGGCATCCGGCCATCCGCCGGGGCCGCGCTCTCGCGCAACCGAGTGGTGGAAGACTTCTTCATGGCCTCTATCTTCGCGTTCAGGGCCTCGATATCCTTCTTGAGCCCGTCACGCTCCGCGGACACCTTCGCGTGCTCCTTGCGCTCGTGGAACAGCCGGATGGTCCCCTGGATCAACACGGCCCGCATGAACGGCGACTTGTCTTTGAGCGCCTCCGTGATGTCGCGCTGATACTCGGCCGCCGCCTTGTTGTGCTCTTCGTCTCCGCTCTTCTGCTTCAGAAAATCCTCACCTTCGAGGAGCTTGTCCAGTTGGGCCTTGGTGCCCTCATAGTGGGCCTTGTCGGCCTGGACCAGGTCGGTTTCCTTCTGCTTCAGATAGTCGGTGATGTTTCCCTTGGCCGAGTCGATGGCCTGCTGCTTCTCGTATTTGCGCTGCTCGATGTCTGCCACACGAGACTCGACGAGGCGCTGCATGGTCGGGTCCTCGATGGCCTCGAACAGCTTGCTCAGGCTGATGTTGTCGATGCCACCGGCTTTCTTGATCGCGTCAATGGTGGCGTCTGTCACCACCGGAGACTTCCGCAACTGCGCGTAGCAGAATTCGCGGGAGGCATTGATCCCCTTGTCCAACTCTTTGAACTTCGGGTCCACGTCCACGTCCAGCTTGGCGCGAAAAGCGCGGCTCTCGGCTAGCTCGTCGAGGATCTCTTTCGGGACAGGATTCTTCAGCGTCTCCTCGCGCTCGGCCAGGGCTTTCTTGAGGTCGGCGACCTCCTTCTCCTTGGCTGAGAGTTCCTGCGCGGCCTTGATCTTGATGGCGGCGAACGCCTCGTGGGACTTGGTAGAGGCCCCCTGGGGTAGTTGCGGGGCGTCCTTGAACCGGTCGTTGGCGGCCTGCTTGGCCTCCTCAGCGGCCTTCGCGGCAGCAGCGGCTTCCTCCGCCTTCTTCGCGGCGTCGGGGTCCTCGTCGGTCTTCGGAGCGACGATTACCTCCGTCACCGGGACTGCTTCCTTCTCCTTCTGTTTGGCGGCGGCGGCCTTGTCCAGGGCTGAGCCGACATCCGCAAAGGTGGCGTCTGTGCCGGCGTTGGCGTGGCCGGCCGAATCCTGGTCAGCCAGCTTGGCGGCGACTGATGCGTTGTTGGCAGCGATTTCCTCGGTGGAGGTCAGGTCGGTTTTGGTCGGGTCGGGCATATACTAGGTGGTGGGCTTGGGGTTGACTGATTGACCGTCGTTCCACGCATCGTCGTCATCGAGCGCAGGGTAGGCGGAAGATGTTTCTTTCTCGACCGGGGGCGGGAAAGCCAGGGCCAGGAAGGCCGCAATGGCCATCTGGAATCCGAGCAGCTTTCCGTTTGCAATCAAGATTTCGTTGGTGTCGCCCTTGTGCATGAGCTGCGGGGCGGAGTCGGCAACCTTCGGGATCAGACGGGTGCCGGCGCGGGATTGGAGGAACTGGCGCCAGAGCACCAAGTCTTCCGAATCCCAGTCGAGGGACTGGTTCGTAATTTCCATGTCAGATAGGCAGCCCTACTGCATCGGCGGGGGAGCAACCCCACCTTCTGGCGGCATCTCGCCGCCCGCAACTTCCTCGTCCAGGGCCTGGGACTTGGACTGCGTTTCTGCCGCCTGCTCGTCGAGCTGCTTTAGCCGAACGAGGGCGGTCTTGGCTTTCCCGAGAAGATCCTTCACTTGATCGAGGAGTTCCTTGGGAGCGCCGAAATTCTGTGCGTAGTTGAAATGCTCGCCGATGTGGGCAACCGCGGCCTCGAAGACTGCGGTGTCCGCCTGCCCCTGCATCACGGCACCGGCGATGTTCTCCAGCACTGGGAAAAGGATCTGCATGTGGACCGCGTGATTGTCGCGCGGGGACACGGGGACCGGCTGGCCGGACGTGATGAGCGCAAGCTCCATCTGTTGGAGCCGACTCTGCTCAGCCATGACGGTCGGATCTTCGTCGGGGATCAGCACGCGCTTCGCGAAGTCCGCGTCCACGCGGGACGTGAGATCTTCGATTTCGAGTTGCCGATGATTGTAAGCGGGGTCGCCCTTCTTCTCGGCGGCAATCTGCACCACCATCTGGCGCTGCATCGGGGTAAGATCTCGGACAGTCTCGGCCACGGCCTGCTTGGCCAGCTCGTCGAGTTCTTCGCGAGTCATCTTCTCCAGGCACCGCTTCTGGAAAGTCTTTGCGTCCTCTTCGAGTGTGTCCTGGTCGCACGCGCGCCTCTGCATCGTGCTTACCATCACAACGAATTGCTCAAGGAACCGGGTGACGCGGGAGTCACGATTCTCCTCCTCTCGGCCGGCGACAATGTTCCACGCCTGCGGGGACCTGCCAGCCTCACCTTGGAGAGACGGCGGGACTGCGGGGGACACGGCGCCGACGAGCTGGTCAGAGAGCATCCCAAAGTAGGCGTCGAGCTTCAGGAATGGCTCGATGTTGCCGTCGATCTTCTGGTCAAGCACATTCCACCCCAGCGGGATGATGCAGGCCATGCCGACGACTGACATGCGGAACTTGTGTAACTGTCGTGGGTCCCCCTGGATGAGGGACTTGCCCGAGAGGATCGCACGGTCCACGACTTCGTTGCGGGAGCGGTCGATCATGCCCGCCATCTCGTAGATGTCGCGACCCAGACCCTTGCTGCCGTGCATCGTTCCGTTGCCTTTCTCGAATGAGAAAAACGCGACGCAGTCGGCCATTGTGTCGAACGCATCGTCCGCGGAGTAAAGCTCTGCGAGTTCAGGTATTCCGCCTAAGCGGTAGTGCGACACTTTACCTGTGACCTCGCGAACCAAAAGGGAGTAGCAGGTGATGACGCTGGCACCGGCCATGTAAGAGTGGCCCACGGATAACTCCCGGGTAGCCCTCTGATACCAGTTCTCAGTCTGGGTGGAGCCAAGCAAATCTCGCAACTGTGCCGGGGATGCCTTGTTGATCGCCTCGATGCAGTTCTTGATGTTCCAGCCCATCGCCTCGGCGGCTTCCTTGTCCTCGATCTGCTTGAAAAGCTCGTGCGGGAGATACGTCTCCTTCAGGACCACCACTTGGGCGGAGTCCGCTATCTGTTTCGTCCCGTCAGTAAGGAAAGACTCGTCGTGCTTGAACGCCGCGGGGAACCAGGTGTATTTGTCGAGCCACGCGCACACGAAGGAGCCGTAGGCAGCGTTCCCGAGAGAGATGTCGTCGAGGAGCGACCGCCAGCCCGGCCGAATCCGGCAGAGCTTCGTGAATTCGGTGCGGAAAAACTCGGTCTTCTCCCGGGACTGGAGCCACTTGTCGGAGAGCGATGCGTTGGTGAGGTGCTTCATGCCCTGCACGGCGTCTGCGAATCGGGGGGCAACCTTATTCAGCATCGAAGGCATCGGCTTCGTGGTGAAGTTCTGGCGCCATCCGAGCCCGTCATTATCCAGCTTCTGCTGGGTGTATGGGCGCTCGGCATTCAGCTTCGCGGTGATCCGATTGAAGACGGTATTGCGTGAAGAGTTCGCCTGAATGATCGTGTTGATGACATTGCGGGCCATCCCAACGTCCTTGATGGCGCGGGTATGCGGCTTGCCTTTCTTGTCCAGGTCCGGTGAGAGAATCAGCCCACCACTCGCGGAACCAGTGTCCGGGTAGGTGAACGTCTCGGCTTTTCCGGTCTCCGGCAACCGCTCACGATCAAAGTCTGCCATACGCTTTATGTGCCCCCTTTCTTGTCGTCCGTCAACTTCCATTCACCCCACTTGTCCACGGGGCAGGACTCGGTGGACAGAACCACCTTCGCGCTGATGAAGCAGGTGCAGCGTTTACACTGCTCCCCGTCGTCGGTCAGGAACTGGCAGGGGGCTTCACAGAATGCGAGTCGTGCCTCCTCCACCTCTCTCGGCACGATGAGCTTGCGCCCACGGAGCTTGGCCTTCGCTGCCCGGGCTATCGCCCGCACCAGGATCTTGGGGTTGGGCGGAATCACAAGGTCTTCTTTCTCCAGCACTCTGCGGGGAGATCGCCGTTCTCCACGGTCAGCTCATCGAGCCAGGTCATCACCGGGAGATCCGTTCCCAGCACCCCGCACGACTCCTCCGGCGGGAGTGTGGCGTGCCCGCGGCCGAGGATCTCATCTCGCAGACCTTCGAGGGCCTTCCGGCACGCGCCGCAGCCCTGCTTCATCGCCTGCCGCTTCGGGCAGCCCGTGCAGATCTTGGCGCGGCGCTTCCGCTCGTCCGAGTTCACGAAGACCAGTTCTTTGTCCTCGCCCAGCTTCCGCATCGACCGAAGCCACCCGAGCACGCGGCTCTTCAGTGTGACCGGGGCCTTGACCATCGGCCTGGCGGGGCGCTCATTGCTTCGCGCCGAGGGGGCGAGCGCATCCCGGCGCAACTGCGGATCGCGCTTGCACGCCTGGGCGATGACCTCCTTCTCGGGAGTCCCCGGGGCCATCCGGTTGCGCGACCGGTAGCTCTGCACCCGCTTCACAACCTCGATCCACGAATTCCCGCGGATCGTGGTGCCATCGGACTCTTCAAAAAGGTAGCCGGAGCTGGGCCGGACATTCACGTTAATTTTCTGAGAGATCATCGCATCTGCTCACAGTCTAAGTAATCTGAACGATTACTTTCGTCGATTCTGACTCCGTTCGGATATTGCCCTGGCCAGTCGTCGTCTTCCATGCCGCCGCCAGATCCGCCCTCTGCGCTGTCTCCCTTCATCGAGAGTATCAGCAGCTCCCCCTTCCGGGCGGCGTAAACGAAGAGGGTGAGGGAGTCTGCCTCATCCGGCGACTCGTATCCGCGGGCCTTGTAGTCCTTCTTCGACTCGACCTGGGACTTCCCATTGATGGAGCGATACTGGCGTTGGGTCAACTGTTGAGACAGTTGGCTCATTTCAATTTGTGGGTGCAAAATGAAATAACCGAACTCCAGCCACTTTCGCATTCCGAACCACAACTCCGAGTCGATCCGGGGGTATTCCTCCTTGCAAGTCTTGGTGTCCTCCACCATGACCTTGGTTTCGCTGCAACCCTCCGAGTAGTTCACGTCATGGATCGCGCTGGACCATTCGCTCTTCATCAGGTCCGCTATACCAGCGCCGTGTCCAGTGCGGTCCACTGCCATGAGGTGGCCGGCGATGGCCCCGTTCTTGCAGGTCTTGATGATCGCGTCCTTCATGGTCGCGGTATCGCCCTTGGGGAGCTTGAACTGCTGGTCTGCCTGAAGTCCCCAACGTGGAACCACGCGGCCGTTCTTGTCCTTGAACATGATGACGTGTCCTTTGGGATACGTCAGCGACGGGGGGAACTTGACCCCACTCACCATGCCGAGGCGGCCGATGGTGAACACCGCCGAGGACCGCCCTTCGAGCGCCAGGTCGCAGGAGCCTATCGCCTGGGGGTCCGAGAACCAGATGAACTCGCCGCGGGACTTGGACAGCATCCCGGGCGGAACGACCGTCAGGGCGACGCCCTGCGGCGGGTAGAGCCCGCGGCCCATGCTGTAGTAGCCCGCACTCTGATAGCCTCCAGCGTTCTTCGCGATGGCCTCCAGGCCGGTCTTGGTCTGAAGCCCGGGATAGATGACTTTGCCCTGGATGACATTCTCGCACCGCTCGCCGTCCAGGCGCAGCACCTCCCACCCGCGCTTCGAGGTCCACCGAAAATGCTTCTCAGGGTCCAGGGACTCCCACCCGAACGTCGGCTCCGCGCGCTTGCCTACTTCGTCCTGCTGGTTGGTGGGGTTGTAGGCTCCGAAGATCTTGAAGCCGCCGTCGGAGACCTCCGAGGAGTTCGACATGATGTTGTCGATGTCGGACCAGATGCCGGCGGGGACGTTTTCGATTTCGTCGATGAAGACGAGCATTCGGCTGAGGGCTCCGAACTTGGGGTGGGGCTCGGGCCTGGGCTTGCGCTTGGCGCCCTGCAACCGAGCCGCTTTCTTGACGCGGCCAACCGGAACCACGACACCTTTGATCGAGCCGAGCTGCTGGCGGCGGTCGAGGCCGATCCAAAGCTCGCCGATTTCACCTGGGAGCGGGAGCGTGGACGACCGGTGGAGGGAGACGAGGTGCGAGAAAAGGTTTGACTCAAGGTGATCCTCCGACGGCCCAATGATCTTCAGGCTGGTCCACTCGGGGTCGCGCAGCCATTCCAGCATGAAGCGGGCGCCCATCGTGTAGGACTTGCCGAGCGAGCCGCCGCCCATGATGAGCCCAAAGCTGGCGTCGTCGTAGAGCTTCCAGACCTGCCGCGCGCAGTCGG